ATATCACTATCTGTCAGGATGTTGAAAGTAAAGGCAAACGGGCCTGTTCCAGTATTACCTGTGAACTGAACGCGCCGCGTTACTGGATTGATTGCAATATCACTCATGTCGTTTTCCCGTTCCTTTGTTCACTCTATAGCAGATTTGTACTGACATTCCAATAATCCTTATCGAAAGCCGCCGCCCGTCTGCACAACGCTTGATGGTGGCAGCCAATAAGTTTGATCGTTTTGCGTTTTGGCTCTGCGCTCCATTCTGCGAAGATAGCCTGGGTTGATGGTTTCTTGTAGTTGATACCAGATAAGGTAATTCATAGCCTCTTTGGTGTAGAACAGATTAGCAAATGGAACATTTCCCTTGATGAGCCTGAGAGTGTCTGCGCCAAGGTCTTGCTCTCCGCCAGCAATAACTCCTCTAGCGTTCTGGAAAAGGTCAACCAAATCAGCAGCAGCCCCAACCCCAGGGCCAGCAAGGGTTTCCAGCGTTCCGCCACCATATCTATTGGCTTCTCCAAATAAGAAGTCACCATATATACCAAGTCCTCCACCCTGCATTGCTGCCGCAAGAAATGTCTCTGGAGTTGCTGGGCGCATATCCCGCCCCTTAGCAAGCTCTTTTAGCTGCATTACATAATAGCCTAAAACCGTAGTACCAACTATGGTATTAATAAGACCCATATTCGCACCAACACCGCGTTTCATCTGGTCCATTGGTCCCTTGGCTCCATAGCCATAAACCTGGCGGCCAACACTTTTGGTTAGAGCGGTAACGCCAAAAGACTTAAACTGCGTGAGAAAGCGAATGCCTTCGCCAGCAGCAGTATTAGGGCGATACCCACGGCGGATCATGGCTCTCTCCCTGGCTCCGGGCGATGGAACGGAATTATCAGCTTCCGACACCAGTAAGGCAAAGACGTTCTCTCTCATCTTAACGTCTGGGATTTCTCCGGGAATAAGGTAAACCCGGCCATCCGGTCCTTTCTTTGCGCCCTTTCGAGCCAGCTCCCATCCCTTTGCGTTAATCCCGTATATGTTTAGAATGCGTTTAAGGTCTTCCGGGAGCTTATCAAAGCCCTTGCTTGCTTCACGGCCTAGATCATTAGCAATCATCATTGTTACGCCGCGCTTGTTGCTCTCAGTCCAAGGCTGCAACAAATTAAGCTTAAAGAACGTAGACATCATTTTAGAGGTTTGGCCCGGGATATCATCCGCAGCATTGAACCGAGACATAAAATCGCCAAGTTGCCCCTCAATGCCAACACCCAAACGATCAGCAAACTCACGCATTTCACCCCGGCTCATGCCCTTAAACACTGCGGTAAATCCATCACCCCATGCGTCTAATAGAGATCTGCCTTGATACATTCGATTAGAGGCAATGAAGGCCACATCTGACAGTGCCGAAACCCATGCACCACCAAGCTTTGCCATCGTCTGCAAAGATCTTACCCAATGCATCGTTCTAGCCAATCCAGCATGAGACCCAATGTTTACATCACCAGTAACCTCATCAAGAGCTGCTTGGTATTGCAATGCGCCAGTTCCAACTGTCTCACGTTTAATCTGCTTTAACTTTGCGGGATCTCCGCGATATTTATCTTCCATACGCTTAATCAAGCGATCGACCATTGCCTGCGGGTTGGTCCCTAAAACTTCCATAAGAGCAGTGGCCCTAGAGGCGGATTGGATGTCTTGCATGAATGCTTCGCGCAGAGAAGCTCTGCCAAACTTCTGATCATAGTCGTACCAATCGTTTGGGTTTTTAAAGGTAAATACTCCAGACGCGCTTTCTTTCTTTGCCAAGTTGCCTGGACCAGTAAAGGCTTTTCCTATCTCAGTGCGATCACCATCGCGACGAACACCACTAACAATAGCCTCGTAAGCACTATTTAGAAAGCCATCTATGCGATCTGGTGCAATACCCATCTTTTCATAGTCAAGCTTATCGCGAATGTAACCCTTCCACTCTTCCGGTCCAGCCTTAACCAAGCGGCGTTGATCGTGGCTTGCTCGAACAACACGGCCCTCTTTCAGCCGAATATAGGAGCCAGCTTGGTTCTCGCGTTGCAGAGCGGCCCTCTGGTACTTGAACATTATCTTTGCCAAAGCAATCGCATCAGCGGAAGCTTCCGCAACACCAACGGGAGTTTTTAGGTTTAGGTCGCCAAGAACATTAGCGACCTCCCTTTCAAAGTCGCCCTTCATGTTATTAAACTTTGTATGCAACCCTGCTTTCTTCAAATCTGCAATTAAGCCACCAGAGTAGGAATTTACTAACGCACCCGTCACCGAGTCTACAGATCTAGCAGCACCCTCAAATGGCGCGTTGACACCTACAAGAGCAGCCTCCAGGCCAAGAGACGGATTGCCTGTCATTTGATCGGCTCGTTCAATAAGCGTCATAAGCTTCTGTTCTTTAAGCACGTTCATATATCTGTTGCGCTTTTCAATTTTTCTAGCAAGATCAGCCTCTCTTGCCATAACCAAGCCACGATTAAATATCGCAGTTTCCAAGTTATCTAAGGAGTTTTGAGCCTTACTGGCTTTTTGCTTTTCAGCATTTAACTCGGTAAAAATCATCTCAAGTTGATCGTCACTCAATCGACCTTGATTTGCTTTGTCTGCAATGTCTAAACAATCTGCCATTATGACCTCGCTACGCAAACAGTTACGGCTTCTGTTACTTCAACAAAAGCTTCAGCCTGCGCATCAATCCTATCTATTTCATCAAGTTGCTCAACGTGATACTTAGTTAATTCACCATCTTCTCGCATTTGCGCAGTGATAGCCTCCTGCCTAAGAATTGTATCATCTAGCTCTATATCGTCTGTAACTGCATCAAATCTAACAGAAGCTTGGAAGTCAGCAAGGGGATCGCTTGTCAGATCGGACGCATGACGCGCCAGCATCTCAGCTTTAACATTGTCAACTTTTTGAACTAGATAATCGTAGGCATCAATAGCACCATCTTCGGGGCGCGCGGCCATGCGGTCGGAGATAAGTGCAATCTCCTCATCCGATACATTGGTAATTTGATATTCTTCAAGCTCTGCGCGTATATCCGCTCGATGAGCGACCTCTCTTTCAAAGTCGTTCCTGGCCCTATGGTAATCACGCCAATCCTGAGCCTGCTCCATGTCCTGTCTTGCGAACGTAAAGTTTCCAGCAGACTCTTCTCTAAGAGCTGCAACCAAAGCATCCGGGCTTCTCTCTGGAAGATACCCTTCTTGCCATGCGGTATCGGCCATATCATCTAAACTGCTCTTGCTGTTTGGGTTGCTAATCCCGCTAACAATAGTGCCTTTTTTATTTACATAACCAGCCACAGCTTTTGTATCAAAGTTCTTTAATTCGCCACGAAAAACCGGATCTTGGTCGTTTATGCCGCCGCGCCTGCCGACAAACTGACTAAGCGTCTGTGGGCGTCCAACTGCTTTAGGGCGCACCATATCAACCATTACACCCTGATCCGTTACAAACTGGCGCAGAGCTGTTTCATAAGTAACCTTACCGCCAGTAATCCCATACATTTTGCGAGTTTGCTTTACGGCCATATTTGCTTTTGCAATGGCCTCGGCCTCGGTCATTGTTTTGGGCTTTGGCAACGTAACCGCTTTAAGATCAGCCTTAACAGCCTCCTCTATATCAACAGCGTCAATAACAGATCTTGCATCAATTTTGTTTTGTTTAGCGCGAGAAAATACCCCGGCCAGTGTACCAAGTCCACCGCCAAGAAACGCGCCAGCACCTACATTGAAAAGCGCTTCGCTCATAGTGTAATCAAGTTGTTGGGATTTTGACAAGCCATAGTAAAGAGGTTCGGTCAACAAAGCCCCTCCAACACCCTCTACCGCTCCAACCGCCGATCTGCCTTTTATAGCGCCAAATCTAGCAACGGATGCAGCTCTTCCCACAGGACCAACAATAGGAATAAACATCGTCGCCACTTCCACCGGGTCGGTTGCCATTGCAATCATACCTGCACCAAACTTTGCAGCGCCAGGAATAAAACCGGATGGGCTTCGAGACATTATCGCATTGCGGATGATCTCTTCCTTTTTGCCTTGCGCTAGAAGCTTTGCCTCTTCTGGTGAGGTTGGCTCCGTAAATGAAACAATGCCCTCATACATCTCGTTAAGATCTTTTGGGTCCATAAGCCTAGAATCCTCAATGGCTCTTTCGACCATAGAGTTTCGTGCTGTTTTGTTCTGGCTGTATATGTCATCAAGTTGCGATGTTAGCTTTTCACGAACCAAGGGATCTGTCTCAAGAGCCAAGTCGTACTCAAGATCCGCTTGTTGTTGTTCAAGATTAAGAAGCTCTAACTGCTCCTCCTCGCTAAACACTTCGCTTCTCGCCCGAAACTGCTCCATCTTTCTTGAGAGCAGAGTGCCGGTCATTGGAGTTTCTGTTATTTCAGAGACAGCCCTTCCCAATGAAACCCTTAACTCATCAGCGCCAACGGCACGGAGCATTCTGTTTTCGGTTTCTAGTGGGCGAGGTTGCATTATTGGTTTTCCTCAACAAGTCTTTGGATGTCAGATGCGTATGGATTGTTAGGGTCAATCTCTACCACCTCTTTTGGCTCAATGCCTGCCTGGATTAATCCTTCCCTGCGGAAGCCAGCAGCCTCTTCAGAAATCGCCCCTCCAGAGTAAAGCCTAGAAACCAAGGAAGGTAACTCTGAAAACTTAACTTCAAAGCCAGCCGGTAGTTCCACACCATTAATAACGTAATGGAGGCTCAGACCATCTCCAGTGCTGTTGTTTAAAAAGCGTCCAGTAGAGGAAAGAGACGCAAGAGAAACAGCCTCGTCAACAAAGTCAGGCACAAGGCTCGACTCTAAAGGCTCAATTCCTAGTTGAGAAAGTGCCATCTCATCCATCAGCATTCCAGCATTGTATCTTATGGTTTGAGGGTTAAAGGCCATTGGGACAACATACACGCCGTTTGGCTCGACCACAGACTGTTGATATTCTGGTATTAAATCATTGAGGGCTGATTCAACCGCTTCAGCAGGAGTTCCGGCGGTCCCATCTTTTAAGCGAGAAATTGCAATCTTTTGAACAGTTTCTATCTGTTGATTAAATATCTTATTGGCTTCATTTCCGCCACCAGATAGGTATGCTGTCCTATATTTTTCAAGCTCAATAACCATTGCGTCTTCAACATCAGACTTCGTTGTACCAGGAAGTCCATCCAATATATCGTCAACTTTCATTACCGATACATCAATAAGCTCTTTTTTAACTGCCGGATTGGAAGCATACATTGCCTGGATATATTCCGGCTTTAAGCCCTGACGTCGAAGCTCCTCAATAAACCGTGGAGAGTAGTCGCCAAGTTGCTGGGTTATGGCCTCGAATGCTTGGGATGCAACATCAGATGGAATATTTTGAATAACATTAACAACCTGAGCGGCCATCTGGTTTGGCATTACGTTGCGCATATTTGCAGGAACACCAAGCTCTTCATGCTGCCCATCTACAATGGTGCGCAAAAGCAATAAACCATCAACGGCCTCATTTACATTGCCGCGAGAAAACTGATCCATGATGTTGTTAACTATTTTGCCAGCGCTTTCGTTTGTCGCTGCAACAAATCCTGCTGGATCCTTGTTAATCTGTTCATTCCTATTTGCAACAGACTCAAGCCATGCCACCTTTCGGTTTACCGCCAAAGTAATTTCAGCGGGGTCTCCGCCATCTCTGGCGTTCCGCTCTTCTGCCTCTAGCTCTATTGTAATCGCATCAACATTGTTGCCGCTCATAGAAGCCAAAGCACCACGGTTCTCAGCATCCTCAACGGAATTGTTCCAAGACTCGATGTATTCTTCCGCCTGTTCTGGCGGGAATATGTCATTTATAGAGGCCTCATCAAACTTAAAACCAGAGGGCGGCTCACCAGTTAGCTCCATTGCGGTTTGTGCAGCTATCAAGTCTGAAGTGGCTACTTTCTGCGCTTGGCCCACTTGGCTTTGGAATGATCCCTGGAGCTGCCGCAGGAACGATCTGTTACCCTCATAGCTGTATCCAGGGAGAGGGTTTTCCGCATAGCGTTCCAATAGGGCTTGCTTGGTTGCAAAGTCAGAAGCGCTATCAAAAACATAAAACCTGTTTTGTTTTATTGCTTTCTTTAGGATTATGTCTACGTCTTTTTGGGCCTCTTTTCGACCAACACCCTTCACAACAGCATCTTCAATTAATTTATTAGCATCCTCTTGCAACATTTCCTCAGTTACCCCAGGCATAGTTGCATCTTCTAAAATTGCTTGCCCTCTCGTTGTAAACATTTCGTTTACGCTTTTGGCCCAGGCAGCTTTAGCTTTTTGGGTAACAACTTCAGAATATCTAGTTTCATATTTTATAGTGTTGCCCTGAAGTCTAGCGCCAAGAACACCGGCAGCGACCGGATCAACCATCTCTAAAGAGGCTTTGTACCCATCGTTAATGTCCAGCATTGCGCTTTGGTAAGCAGACATAGACATATTGTTTTTGTCAGCTTCAACCGTAAGTTTCTGCATATCGGCTATAGCAAGCGTCTCAATCTCTACGACAGCAATCCGATTAGCGGCCTCAACAGCAGCTTTCTCAGCAATGCCTCTTGGGCCACCCTTTGCTTCTATGGCCTCAAGTGTAGGCAACGCACCTTCCTCGCGCACACGCTCCTGTCCGCGCTCAACAGCCATTTCAGCAGATTTCTTAAATGCAAACTCAGACATCCGATCAAGTTGCTGAGAGAGTGTCTGGGCATATCTTGCTTGCTCCCGCGTGTCAGCGAAGTCAATATTACCTGGTTGACGGGTTTGGAGGCCCAATCGCTGATATCTTGGAAGTTGTGCCATATTCTAACCTAACTTATTATAATTGACCGAACATTACAGCGGCCTCTCCTAGTGATCCCAAAGCTGCAACATCCGCGCTTTTCTTCGCAGTGGCTCCAGCGGATTCATAGATACCGCCCTGCGTGTAACCTTCGCTCAGAGCCATTGCTGCATTGCCAGCAGCAATGTTAAACTCATCAATGCCTTCACCCATTGCAAACTGTTGAACAGTAGCGGCCGACCCAGATGTAGGATCAACACCGCCAGCACCAGCCCTTGCAATAATAGCGGCAAGCGTTTCATTTAATCTCTGCAATGCTTCTGATCCTTTTTGCTTATATGCAATAGCCTCTGAGCGTCCTCTTAGTTCTGCCTGCGCAGCTTGCTGTTCGTAACCGGCTTGCTGTGCGCGACCAATATTACGTTGAGCGCCTGCTTGTGCGACCTTACCCCCTACTGCTACTATCGGGCCAATGACTGCCATTGCGTCCATGTCTTAACTCCCCACGCTTAAACGGTACTCAAGACCGAGAACAATCATTTCTAATGGAACATTCTGGCTGATAGTGATCTGCCCCGTTCCACTAAAGCCCAGCAATCCGTGCATAGTTTTTATGCCAGTGAAAGGCTCAACCGCAGAATCCAATACATCTTCGCCAAAGTTCCTAAACGAAACCTGTTTGCCGTTGATGGTCATGTCCTGTGTACTATTGACGATAGCATCAACCTGGATAATCCGCTTCTTAAATCCTTGCACAGATCCAGAAGAAAGCACCGGTTCCGCAGGCATTGTCCTGGCTGTGACTGTATAGTTCAGTCCAACCTGATAGCTAGACGTAGCCGGTGAAGCAAAGGTAATTGTGTATGGGGAAGCTGGGACCACCTGTTCTGGCTCTAGGACGCCATCTCTAATGATCTGGACTGTCTCCCCCTGCAACTGGTCCATCGTCACTGAGGAAGCCGCTCCGCCGCTCTTAACGCTATCCAGCGTAAGATCCGGGTCAAACTTCTCCAGCATATAATTATCTGCGCCGTTTATCGTGCGCTTAACGATTACATAAACATCTGCAACCTCGACACCGACAGCGATATACTCACCATCTGTAACGAACCGGCTAGGGGCAATAACATTCTGACCAACCAAGATGGAGTAAACTGCCATAGATCCGTCAGTGCCATTTACCACAAACAGGCGATCAGACTCATCTGTAGACGCAGCCCTGCGCGCAGCCATGTCAACCGGACCCTTTAGCAAGTGAGAACTTAGTGCCGATATGTTCTGAACCTGATACGACGCAGTGGTGTCACCAAACTGGAACACGTTGATTGATTTACCTTGGCGCTGAATAAAGATCGATGCACCATTCAACTCCTCAATCGGAATGCCAGCCTTAGATCCCAAGCGGGTTTGAGGCCGCACAAAGAAATTTGAGGGCGTAATCGGATCATTGCCAGATTGCAATATTACAAACTCGCCGCCGGTAGTGAATATTCTAAAGTCATTGCCAGAGAAAAGATTGACGATGGTATTAAGTTGGTTGGTGTTGATTGTCGCCTCAACGCTCTCATCGTCAAGACCAGAGCCAGCATTAAAGTCAAAGTAGTTAATTACGCCAGAACCCCAGATAGTATTCGGGCGGGACTTAGATCCACCAAAATACAACCGGCCCTCATGGAATGCAGCAGATCTCGGCCAGCCACGGGTGTTAGACCAAACGTCTTCATACCCATGCTCACTTTCCCAGAAGCCAGCAACGATATCGTCAGTGTCAAAGAAATCAACCTCTGTTACAGCCTTCATAACTGTGGGCGATACATACTCGACATATCGAGCGCGGCCAAATGTGCTTGTTACCTGGGCATATTCGCCAACAGCAGAAGGTGCAAATGCTTCAACCTTGTATCCGGTGGTATTGTCCGGAGCAGTGTCCCATGCCGGATAAACAGTCAGCACCTTTGTAGAGGCAACGTAATTCTCAACATGGCGCGTCTGACCAGATCCAGTGCCGGAAGTTAATGTTATGAACATCCCGTTTGGCTGATCGTCAGATGTATAGCTTGATGAAGACTTCAGCGTAATTGTAGACGCAGCACCGCCTTGAGCCGTGCCAGTATCAGTCGTAACCGCAGAGGCAGTAATAGTAATATTACCCGTAGAAGCGCTGGGCTTGATCGTGAAGTCAGGCATATGCGTATCGAAGGCATAGGCGTACTGTGGAAGATTAGTAATTGGCAGGTTCTCTAGCGTCCAGCTCGTATCGCTATTGCGTACCAGGCGCTTAGTTTGCAGATCCTCATGGCATAGAATGAGAGTATCAACCGCTTGCGTATAGTTAATCTCATCCAGCATTGCTGTGGTTATGTCTGTTGCCGTAATGTAATCGTTACCGGACCCATTGATGTTGGCCTGCAAGACGCCAGACTTAAAAACATAAATGCGCTGATTAACGAAAACTAAGAGGTAACTATCATCCACGCTAAACTCAAACGGGATTACCTTGAAGTCTGTAAAGCTTGAGCCAAAGTCATAGATAAACTTCATACCATCACGCCGTTTAAACCCGCCCTGGGGCTGGATAATGACGTTGGTGGCTTCCTCAAGCGCGTTCTTATATTGAGCTAGATCTGTTCGAGCGCGAATAAGAGGATCAAGCTCGCCAACCGAGAAATTCGTTTGGAACTGCATAATCCGCATATTAGTATCTCACATCAATAAGAGAATAATCCTCAATGATCTGCGGCGGCTTGCCACGACTATCTATGTTCATAGCCTCGCGCATCATCCCACCCCGGTTTGACTCACCAGGAGATCCGTATGCCAAAGCCCGGAAGTAATCCGACTTGCTTATCTGATCTGTAATTGTAAACGCTAACTCAGCGGCCAGGGATGTACGGAGAAGGCGCACAAAGTAATTAGGCATCTTGCTTTCATCAATCGTACCTTGGTAGTCGATGAAAACCTTCTCGAAATTTGTATAGAGCTGATCGCCGTAAACTTCCCATCCATACCGGACAGGGTTCTCGCCAATGCCTGCGCTAGTGAATAAGGCCAGAACGCCGGAGAGCATGTCCCCTGGCATCTGGTAAGCATACTTCCACTCGTCAATGGGGGCAGTAGAGAGGCGGTTCAGTTGCACCTTCTTAACGCTCCAGCTCCATTGATAGTTTGATAGCAAGGAATCTCTAAGATCTGGATATAGTCGATCACAAGCCTGAGCCGAGTCAGATCCCTCTGTGAACGAAGATATCGGAGAAGCGCCCAGCAATATTAGTGCATCAGAGCAGATAGAAAGGGAGGTATCACCAGCAGCCATAATCGTTCTCCGTAAGTGTGGAGGGAGCCAGCCGGAACCAGCTCCCCCTTTCTTTAGATTACAGCCGTTGTGATAACGCCTGCCGTGTTGGTAGCTACGAGCGTTTGACCGCCATCGCTTCCGTATGTGTAGATCCAGTCACCA